CGATTAAAGTTCTCTTCAGGTTGTAGAGTTTCCTCTTCAGGTTGTAGAGTTTCCTCTGCCTGTAAATCTTTGGTTGTATCTACAATTACTTGTTCTTGAACGTCTGTTATTGGTGCGCCTTCTAAAGGTGCTTCGTCTACTACTATCATTGTTTTCTCCGCCCCAGTAGGGTTATGAAGTTAATTAAATTGGAGTCTTAAAAAAGAGTTAATCTTCTTGAGATTGTTCCATTGTGATTTTTGTTGTATTTTCTAAAGTTAATAAAAACCTTAAAATATTCAACTGACCTCTGGCTGACCATAGGTCTTTGTCATCAGTCATTGTGTCAATGTCGACCACGCTAGACTTGATTTTTTCTAAATCAGCAATAAGATCAAACCAACCTTCGGTTTCCATCATTGCTAACCTGTCCTCTATAAAACGGTTATCTGTTTTTGACATAAATAATTATCGTTTTATTGAAAGTTTCCGTTTATAACTGTTTTTGAACCCGCAGCTTCAGCGTTTGCTAGGTTTAATATGGTTTCAGAGTTTAGATGATCTACTTCTGGAATATTACGAGCAGTTTCACTGCGTTTATTCTCAATATCAGCAGCCATCTTCTCTATAGATATTTGATCTTTTTGAAGTTTAAGTATTTTTTCTTGGAAGTCTATTTCATTTGGTTGATTTGTCATAGCTTCAGATTGCCATTTCATTGCTTTTGCTTGTTCTTCTTGTGCTTCAGCCTGAGTTTTAGCAATGTTTGCTTCAAGCTGCTGCATTTCTAATTGCATGTGAGCTTCTTGCATTTGCTGCTCTTCTGGATTAGGCTCATCACCTTGCATCAACGCATTAACAATTTGATCTCTATTGTGCATAGAAGAATTTTGGAATGTTGCTAACAAAATAACATTAAACGCAGGTGAGTCTTTAGGAACAGCTTGTAACATTTGCACCATTTGCTGCATTTCTAATTCTTTAGCCATAATGCCCATAGTTGAGTAAGGCACAAACTTATAATCAGTAACAGGGTAGCGGTCTACATCAAATTGTATCTTTCTCCACATTGATTTGTTAATCATAGGAATAAGGAATGTATTTTGGAAGTTCATTAAGGTGCGTTTTTGTCTTTTAATAGCAGCAGACTGCATCATAGACATACCACTAGCAGTATCTCCACCCGCACCGCCTGTATCTGCACTTCCTGTTCCCATTTGTATCATGTTTTGCAAAGATTGAACTTGCATAAATGTAGTCTGGTCAGTCTGCCCCATATCTAAAGGCATAATCGCTTCTCTTGGAGAGCCATTAGTCAATATAGTTTTACCTGGGCGAATTTCAAACTTAACGCCTCGTGGTAATCGAGTCGCATCGGCAGCCATCATTGGCGTAGTAGTCATAGCCAAAGAATCTATCCTTGCTCTCATTTCAGCATCTAATGCTTTTTGACAGTTATAGCCTTTTTCTGCGACACCCCTTCCCCAAAATTTATTTGGTACGCAGTCATGTTGATAAGAGATAAAAGGGCGGTCTACCATCATAAAAGCGTTCTCTTCAACCCTTAGAATATGCTCATCATTACAAATAGTAACGACAGCTTCAACTAACTCATCAGATTTATTGTATTCAAAGTCATCTTTATCGGCTTTTGCCTTTAAAAAGCGCTTTGGTACTTTACCCCAATACTCTGTAATCTTAACGGAATCCGATTCATCAGAACTCATAATCTCTGGATCATAAGAAAAGTTAGTTGATTGATAATCACCATCAATAGGAACATCTCTGTAGATACCAGAGCGTATACCTTCAATTACATGGTAGCGTGGTTTGATTACTTCATGTGCAACGCCTAAAGCATCGTCAATACTGTTAGCAGAAGGGTCAATAAGAAACTCGTTAGGACTAATTGGTTCGATACGCACATCAATGGAAGGGTATTCAACGAGTTCTCGTTTGGTGGTTAGAGTGCCAGGAATCGGCACTTCAGAGGGGGAGCGTTCAATCGTTTGATCAACCACAATTTTTCCTATACCCGTTCCATAAATTGCCCCATTCAAAAAGATTTCACAGATGGCATCTTTACAACCAGTCTTTTCCAAATCTTCTTGAAGTAAGTTGCGAATATATTCAGCTTCACTTGGGTCTTGATCTAACATATCATCTTGAATGTCAAACCATTTTCCCCTGCCAAAACTGGCTTCTTCCATCTCTGCCACACTTGACTCAATGGCTTGTTGTAAGGCAGGCGCTATAATTCTTGACTTTTCTGACTGTCTAGTCCTATCTTCAACTGACCATATGCCTCTCCACAGACGATAATATTCATCCCAGGTCTGGGTATAGTTAATATCTCTGTGAGTGCGCCATGTGTCTAGTCGATAATTAAGCCAACTAGCTAAAGCCTGGTATTTGTTTTCTTTATTATTCATGTAAGTTCATCAATAATATCCTTTAGAAAAGTTTCCCTATATTATACCGTAGATAAGAGTTTATAACTCCATATTTGCTCATACAGAGGAGATTTAGTTAAAGCAAGGGGGTAGGTAGGGTTAGAACAATCGTTTAATCAATGGAGAATACGTTTCTGTTGTTCAATTTCAATGTGTCCATCAATTAACATCTTACAAATAGTCATGTCCACCATATCAGGGTTAGAAAAAGACTCAAATTCCAAATCTTCAACCATATTGGCTATTATTTGACAGGCCACAACATACCTTGTCTCTAAGTTTTCTTCTGATTCAGAATAAATTAGTATTTCGTCTAATTCTTCTTCGCTTAAATCTTCAAAATCAAAATCTTCCATATCAATAACCTGCTATTGGGTCTGAAGGCTGCCAATCATCTTCGAGTTCAATAGTATGTGCAAAATCCGCTACACTTACTTGATCTATGTAGGCTAAAGCATCTAATAAATCATCATGTGCCAAGCGATTAGGAAAATCCATCATCTGATTAGTAAATGCTTTCCAATCTTTGTCTGGATTAAAAGTTATTTGCCCATGTTCCATTCTTCCTTGTAATGCCCAGGTAATTCTGTCGTTCTTTTTCTTACCACCATGACGAAGCTCTGCAATACTTAAATATTGACCTTCCGTTCTCATCTCATCTTCAAGGTAAGGCAAGATAGCGTTTCTTAAAGCGCCTGTTTCAATGCCTACCGTTGTTGCTTCTACTAAAATAGCTGACTTTAATATCTTTTTAGCGGTGTCTTTGATGTTCCATCTGCCATGCATGATGTCTTTCACCCACCACTTATCACGGTCAATCTTTACAATAGCAATAGCGGTCTCATCTAGCCTGGACCTTTTAAGATTCCTTTCTTTTTCTATAGCTTCATAGCCTGCTGGGTCAACAGCAATAACATAATTACCTTCTTTTGGCTCGTCATCGACTTTAAACCAATCTTCTTTAAAAATACCACCTGAACCTGTTTCAAAAGAAGCCTCAAACTCTTGCCTAAAGGACATAGAGGACATTGTTTTCCTGGATGCCTCAATCTCTTCTGCTGGTAGATACGGATTATCGGTTGAGTTAAATTGAAAGGCTTCCCAATCATCATCTTCCAAAGCATCTTTATATAAATCAAAGAAGTGATTCTTTCCTGCTGGCGTACCAATAAAGAAAGCTTCACCTTTTACATCTGCAAGCGTAGGGCGAATAATCTGCTCCCACACTACAGGCTTCATCGAAGCATATTCATCTAGCACGACATAGGATAGTCCAACACCACGAAGCGTTTCTGGTCGATCACTACCCTTGAGGTATATCTTTCTGCCATTAATAAGCGTTAGTACGGCTGTGTTCTCGTGAGCCTGGGCTATAAGGTCTCGACCTAAATCCTTTAACATTGCCCACATAATATCTTTAGCTTGTTGAAAGGTAGGAGCAACATAAAACACATCTTTACTTTCAGACTGAATTGCTTTGATTAATAATAACCAAGCAGAAAGGTAGGACTTTCCAAATCGTCTACCAGCAGCAACTATCTTAAAGCGTTTATCCGAATGGAATATCTTTAGTTGAGCAGGGTGTAGATCAATGTTTAGTTCAGCCATCTGCTACATTAACGATTATTTCATCGTCACCTTTCTCTACAGGTTCTACTAACTCCTCTTCTGGCGTTACATCAATTGATTG